GGCGTTATATCAGGAGGCTTGGTGCACACCTTACCAAGACATCTGGGTTGATGTGGTGAATCAAGGCACACAAGAGGTGAGCTGGGTGGAGGTGTCCTTGTATAGCAACGGCGAAGAGTACACGCAGACCCTCACAGATATAGCCGTGGGGGTGCAGCAGGTTTTGTTTGAGGGTGTCTACGTGGACGACGCGCAGATGTTCGAGGTGCAAACCTTCTCACCGCTTGATCAGTACCCCGACAACAATTACGCCTCGTATCCTATCGAGACCTTGCAAGGCGACCTCATGACCGTAGAGGTACGCACGGATACTTGGGCCAATGAAACGGCATGGACTATCTACGACGCAGCGGGTGAGGTGCTGACCGGTGACAGCGGATACCCTTTCGGGGTGGAGACATACACGTATGAGGCTTGCATCTTCGACGAGTGTTACGAGGTAGTCATCACAGACACCAACGGAGACGGCTTCTGTAGTGTTGACTTTGGCAACGATGGGATATGTGACATCGGCGGGGGGTACCTCTTGGCCACGGTGGGACCAGACACTCTCTTCTATACCGGCGAGAGCGCCATCTTTTCGACCTACGAGGGCAACTTCTGCAACACGCTCCCTCAGTGTGAGCTCGACTACGACGGCAACGGGGCTGTAGGGAACGGCGACATCTTGATTATGCTGAGCTATATGGGTTGCGAATACTGCCCAGTAGACCCCAACCAAGACGGCATCGTCAACGTGCAGGACCTCTTGTATATGCTGTGGAACGTAGGGGACTGTGAGGTAGAGCAGGACTTCTCGGTGGGAACGTACAAGACCTTTCTTGACAGTCCTCAGCAGTTGTTGCCCGTAGGCAAGCCGCGTATCTACGACATGATGGGCCGCAAGGTGGACAAGCCCTTCGACGAGCTGACGCCCGGCGTCTACATCTTGAAGTGGAAGGGGTACACCAAGAAGGTCTTTGTACAATGAGGTGGCTGCTGTTCTTCCTGCCTCTCTTGTCGTGGGGTCAATGTGACATGGAGATAGTCGGGTTCAACCCGGTCTCTACGGATGTCACCCTCGCGATCAACGGCGCGTACTGTGGGACAGAGACCGACTCTATAGGTGAGTTCCTGTTGGCCCTGAGCTTCAACCCACAGATTGAAGATATCCAAGACACGTACCCGTGCTTCTACGATAACGGCTGGGCGCTTCTCATCTTCCCTCTTAACTTCCCCGCCTTTGAGATAGGGCAAGGCGAGGATAACATCCTGCAAACGGGAGACACTGTTACCTTCAACCTCTTGGAGACGCCGCTCTTTGGCAGTGGCACGGCGGGGTGTTGGGTGGAGGTTATGCAGAGCGCGGCATATTTCGAGGAGTGCTTGGTGCTTACCATCTGGCAAATAAATGACAGCGCTTGCTTGGACGGCTCCTGCGAAGGTTTGGGCGGCTTCCCTTACCCAGACACCAACCTTTGGAATAACTGGGTAGAGTGGTCTTTGAACGGCGCGTGTGACCCTCCCCCGCCGCCCATCGTAGAGGGATGTACGGATATGTTCGCATACAACTACAATGAGACAGCCACAGAGGACGACGGCTCCTGCGTATATCAAGGATGCCTCGACCCTGACGCCCTCAACTACTGCGAAGAATGCACCATCGAAGGAGACTGCATCTACAACCCTCCGGGGGGTGACGATTGCAACGACCCTCAAATCTGGTGCCCCAATACGTTCACGCCTAACTCCGACCTACAGAACGACTTCTGGAAACCCGTCACCCGCAACGAGTGCTGGTGGCGCTGGGAGTGCAAGGTGTACAACAGGTGGGGTACCCTTGTGTGGGTAAGCTATGACCCCGCAGATAAGTGGCTCGGCAACCGCCTCGGGTACTTTGTTCCGGACGGGGTTTATACGTGGACCATTCGCGCCACTACTTTTTCTTCAACCAAGGCCGTTGAAATTCAAGGCCATGTCACTATATTCCGATGAACTACGACCTCCTTTCTACTTTGCTTCCATCTCTAACAGCGGCCGTGGGTGTGTGGGTTACTCTCAATCAGGAGGTAGCCAAGCTCAAAGGCCGCGTATATAGGTTAGAGAGCGACCAGAGCGAGCTCAAAGGAATGCTCAAAGAGTGCGTGGAGGGTATCCACGAGCTCAAAGTTCTACTCGCTAAAAAGGGGATGTGATGTACAAGTGGTTCAAGCTCTCCGAATTTGATTCGCCCGACCGCCCCGGCTCGGGTGAGCTCATGGAGCCGGCCGTAGTGCAGGCCCTCGACATCGCACGCGACATCTACGGGTACCCGATGGTTATTACCTCGGGCTTCCGCACGGTGGAACACAACAAAAAGGTGGGGGGCTCACGTCAGTCCAGCCACCTTTTGGGATATGCGGCGGACATCGCTGTGCCCAACTCTCAGCGCCGGTTCCTTTTGGTGGAAGCCCTGCTCGACGCCGGGTTCCATCGCCTTGGCTTAGGCCCTGACTTCGTGCACGTAGACCTCGACCCTAATAAGCCCGCGAACTCACTCTGGGTATATCTCTAATTCATGGAACTTACACGTAAAGCCCGCACCGTTCACGCCGTCGATTGCAATGTCGAGAAGCGTGGAGGGGAGCAACACTTCCTGTTTATTTCAGACATCCACTACGACTCTACGAAGTGCGACCGCGAAAGGTTACACCGACACCTCGAAGAAGCACGAGAGCTGGGTGCGGGGGTGTTCATCTTCGGAGACCTCTTCGATTTGATGCAGGGCCGGTGGGACCCTCGGGGTAATTACTCTGAGTTGAGACCCGAGTACAAGTCTTGCGTGTACGTGGACGAGGTGATCCACGATGTAGGCGACAAGCTGTCCAAGTATGCTGACGTCATCAAATTTATCTCTAAGGGCAACCACGAGACGAACATCGAGAAGAGGATGATGGTCTCACCCATTGACCGCGTAGCGCAAATCATCAACGCCGCAGGGGGTCACGTAGAGGTAGGAGGGTACGCCGGGTGGCTTGTGATGCAGGCAAACCGCAACGGCTCTTCGGCGCAACGCTTCAACGTACACTACCACCACGGGTACGGGGGAGGCGCCAAGCGTTCCAAAGGTATCCTCGGGGCTGACATTGACCAGAAAGATTTTCCCGACGCGGACATCATCGTGCGGGGTCACGATCACCAGAAGTGGCACCTGCCCGTGACGGTGGACCGCATCACCCAGCAGATGAAGCTCACACAAAGAACCGTCCACCACTTGCGTCTTGGTAGTTACAAGAAGCTCGGAGATAGGTGGGCCGGGTGGGCCGTGGAGAAGAACTTTGCTACGCCGCGCCTCGGGGGTTGGTTTGCCACGATTAAGGAACGCCAAGACGACTATGTATGGACCATCAGAGAGGCGACGTAAACCCTTGGCTTAGGGCGCTGGGTGCGTTGGACGTCACGCAGGTATTCAAGACCAAGGGAGACCTCAAGAGATGGAGCGCCAAGAGAACCATAGGTGGTGCGATTGTAGCCGAGGCCCTTTGGCAGATACATGAATTTGGCATATCTTGGGAGGGCATCGTACTAACAGGCGTTGGCATAACGCCGCTATGTCTTTCGTTCTTTGAAAGACGGGGTTAGTGTTTTATTCAATTCAGGTTAGAGGGGCCGCTCGAAACGTCGAGGGCCCTTTTTCTGTGCGATGAAAAAAAAGTTGGAGGAATGCTTGGAGAATGAAAAGAGTTTGTTACCTTGCGGTCATGAATATTACACAAACCCCCAACACTATGAACTTTATTATCGAAGGCAAAGAGTACTACGCTCGATTGATGACTGCCGACGCTTACGAGTATGAGACAAACTGCCCGACGGGAACAGAGTCATTCTCTCACGTCTTGTGCTTCGAGCATGGTTTTCACATCGAATGCAATGAGGCAGTAACAGAATGGGTGTTGGTTTATGAACGCACCTACCTTGACAACACTTCTAAGAGTCTTGAAGAGTGCATTTTGGCTCTTGACAACTACACAAAAGAGGTAGAGGGTCTCACCATTCAAACACGATAAGACATGATTATTGTTTCAACACGCCCACCCAGCAACAAGGGTAAAGACCTTGCGTGGGACATTGCCACCCGCCTTCGCGGGAATGAGTTCAAGGACATGACGCTCCGAGAAATTGACGAATTCCGCGCAGAGATGGCCAAGTTCCTTGACCTCAAAAAAGAATGGTGATGCTGAAGCCCAACGGAATTTCACACACGGTCTACCCTGACCAACCCTGTACAGACTTCGATGAATGGTCTGCCTACATCACCCGCCAAGAGGTAGCGCGCGACGCTGACAAGTTCAAGGCGTACTGTGACCAAGTTGTAGAAGACTTCCAGCGTGAAATCGCACAGGAGCTTCGGGACTTTCACAAGAAGTTTGACGGCCTTTGGGATGACTTCAAGAACAGCATCACAGGATGAACACGTACGAGGTCATATACATCCTTGGCTTCGACCATGATGATTGGGACAAGTTCACAGTCACTGCACGCGACGAAGCGGAGGCCAAGAAGAAAGCAATGGACAAGGTGCCTCCCGGGTGCCGCGTCAAGAAGATAAAACCAATTCAAACCCATAACACAATGGACCAAGTAAAAATCCAGAGCGTGACCCCGCAGGGCACGTTTGAACACAACGGAAAGACCTTCCACAAGTTCGATGTCATCCTTGATAACGGCATGGTAGGCGAAGTCAACGCCATGACCCCAGACAAGTGGAAGGTTGGCGACGAGGTAGTAGTTAAAGACCACCAACAGACCAAGTGGGGACCGCGCCTCAAACTTGACAAGCCCGGCTTCCAACAAGGTGGAGGAGGTGCCAAGGGAGGGAGCAGTAACGACGTCAAGGGCATCGTGGCAAGCTGGGCAGTAGGTTGTGCCATGCAAGCCGCAGGAGACCCCTTTCAAAAGGACTACGACTCGATTGTGATGCAGCTCGCCCGGCTCGCTCTGAAGGCTCGCTCAGTCATCAAGGAAGAAGTAGAAGTATGATGTGGCAAACCGGAGAACCTAAAGAGCAGGGATGGTATCTCTGCGCTTGGGAGATGGGTGATGGCTACGTGTACAGCGTAGGCAAGTGGAACGGGGACGAATGGTTTGCGAGCATGGCAGCCACCCCCCACACTTGGAAGGTGATTGAATCACCCAAGGCTCAGAACGATATGTTAGACAACCTTTATGAATACGCACAATGAGAAAGATGAATTGGGATGTGAAAAGCACCCGCGCCCTTGTTACCAATGTAACCAGCGGCACCACAGACAATGTTGAGTTGGGCAAGATGCTAAACCTGACAGCACATCAGATTTACAACAAGCGCAAGCAGCTGGGTCTCACTCAGAATAATAAGCCTCTGCACGACCCTGTGGATAATGCAAGGAACAAAGCCCCTTGGACAAAAGAAGAAGACGAGATGGTTATTATGATGCACAATGAAGGCAAGAAAGACCGAGAGATTGCGGAGTACATCCAACGGACGGTGTGTGCAGTAGAGAACCGCCGAAACAAACTGCATCGCGAAGGGTTTGTGTCAAATCTTACTTTGGCAAATCCTGAGAAGAGAGACCAGAAATTTGTCAAACAAGACGAGCCTGTCCAATCGTTGCAAATCTCTGCGCCAAAAACAGAGGTGAGCTTGCTATGGGGCCTCGTCAAATACACAAAATCATGAGAGACTTTATCAAGAAGCACTACGGCACACAGAAAGAGTGCGCCGCCCAGCTCGGGGTAACAGAACAGACGGTGGGCAACTGGCTGCGCTACAACCCCCGGGGTATCCTCAAGCACGCGAAGCAGATCGTGGAGGAGAAGAACACCACCTACCTACAGCTTCATGGAGAGGTGGAGTACCGGGAGCACGAGCTAAAGGTGCTTGAACCAACAAGGGAGACATGAAAAAAAGGGGAGGTGTAGTGCCTCCCCCTATATTCACCTCATGGACAGAACTTTCAAAGGCGTATGGATTGCCGCAGAGATATGGTTGGACAAGGACTTAACTCTTGTAGAGAAAGCCTTGCTCGCTGAGATAGACAGCTTCACGGGCAACGGCAAGAGCTTTATGAAGTCGAACGATACTATCCAGTCTGAGTACGGCATCTCCCGGAACACGATTGGAAGAAGCCTCCGCAAGCTCGCAGAGCGTGGTTTTGTGGAGGTAACTTTCAATGGGAGAGTAAGATGCGTCACTACCTGTGCAGGCAGCATCCCCAAAATGGGGAGGCAGAGTCCCCAAAATGGGGAGGCAGCATCCCCAAATGATACCTCTACTAATACAAGTAAAAGAACAACTTACAATACATTAAAAAAGGAGAGTGTGGTGTTGCCTTTTGAGTCCAAGGAATTTGCAGAGGCTTGGGAAGTGTGGAAGCAGGAGCGCAAAGAACGAGGGACCAAGAAGTACACCCAGCGCGGCGAGCAAGCCGCCCTCCACAAACTCCAAAAAGATTCACAAGGGGATGAAGCCACAGCCATCCAAATGATACAAGAAAGCATTGCCAACAGCTGGCAGGGTATCTTCCCCCTCAAAAACCAAAAGAATGAAACCAAGCGATCTGGCCCGAGCGACGGCTCACTCCTTGCAGAACATCTCCGCCGCCTCGCGGCTGACTCCGGAGAAAGCCTGGACTAACGGCACCAACGTACTCGTAGCGTACCGAGAGGCACCGGCCAAAACAGAGGCGGCCCTTATCATCATGCTCAAAGAGACCCTCCAATATCTCGACTATAACAAGAGCATAACAGCAGACCGTGACATCTTGGATGCGGTGCACCACCTACGCGACACCTTCCCGGCTATGAAGCTCGAAGAGTGGGCTATCATCATGCACCGCCTGAAGACGGGCGAATACCGCCCCGGATACGAGCGTTTGAAACTTCCCGAGTTAGTAGATATATTTCAGCAGTACGAGGGAGAGAGAGCCGCCGTAAGAGAAGGCAATTGGAACGAGCTCAAGAAGCACGCACCCGACCGCCTGAGCGACGCCCAGCTCGACAGCCTGTACGCCAACTACAAGAAACGCCGTGAAGCGGAAAACAAAGAACTCCAAAAGGGGGCAGACATCAAGCGGGTCCCGGTCAAGAACGGACGGTGGGAGCACATCCCGTACCCGAACTCCGAACCGGAGCGCGATGGTGAAGAAGGTGGACACGGTGTTCAGCCAATACATCCGCCTTCGGGCGAGTGATCACCGAGGTATGGGGGAGTGTTACACCTGCGGAGCCGTCAGGCATTGGACCGAGGTAGACGCTGGGCACTTCATGAGCCGGGCGTGTATGTCTACCCGATGGGATGAGAAGAACGTCCAGTTCCAATGCAAGCGCTGCAACGGCTTCCGGTCGGGTGAGCAGTACCTCTTTGCCCAACACCTCGACAGGGAGCACGGAGAGGGCACAGCCGAGGCCCTGCACATAGCCTCAAAGCAGACGCGCAAGTTCACCCGCGACGAACTTGAAGCCCTATACCACCACTACAAGCGTAAAGTCGATGAGCTCAAAAGCACGAAGGGACTTTGACGCTTGGTTCGTAAAGAATTACGGGGACCTCGCCAACGTGGCGCGGCGCCTTCATCGCGATTCTGACGACCTCTTGCACCACACGTACCTCTCGTGCGTGCTGGCCCTGCGTAAAAATGAGAACATCCTCGACAACCTCCCGGGCTACGTCCACACCTCTATGTGGAACCTGAGCACGGGCACCTTCCGCAAGCTGTACAAGATTACCGACGCACCCGAATACGAGCACGTTTCCAACTACGACCTGCAAGAGGCCATCAGAAAGGAGGAGGCTCTGCTTATGGCCAACCACCTCTCTTGGTTTGACAGAACCGTTTTAGAGTTATATCTTGACGGGTGGAGCATGGTAGAACTCGGCAAGCAGTCGGGAATCGAAGTCAACGTCCTGTACAAGTCAATCTCTAACTCAAAGAAAAAACTTCGTCGTGTTATTCGTCAACGCTCACCTAAGGGCTGAACGCCTCGCCACGTGCCGCGCCTGCGAGCACTACGTCCAGAAGACCAAGAGCTGTGGCCCCTTGGTTACGGAAGCCTTCACGGACTCCCCTTTGTGTGGGTGCTATATGCCCGCCAAGACCAAGCTCAAAACAGCCTCCTGCCCTCTGGACAAGTGGAAGGCCACAGTGACATCCGAGGACGTGGAGCAGATACGGGAGTTCCTGAACCGCAACAACGACCTCCGCACCAAAGAAGAGCTTACCATGCTTGCAAACAAGTTCCTTGGAGCAGGCAAGAAGGCGAGTAGCTGCGCAAGGTGCAACGTCAAACTCTTACAAGAACTTAAAGACCTCGTACACAATGCCGATTCCCAAGCCTGAAAAGACCGAGAAGATGACCGAGTTCCTCGGTCGCTGCATGGCAGACCCTACCATGACAGAAGAATACCCTAACGAGCGCCAGCGCATGGCGATATGTGCCAAACAATGGAGAGATGGACAAGCTGACTGATCACCTATACCTTAACGTTGGAGTGTTGCACAACTACTCCCTCGACCAATCTCTCGTTCTGGAACGAGCTCGAAGAGGGGTCGAGTCTATGGGCGTAACATGGAGTCAAATCATAGCGCAGAACCGCAGAGGTAGAATCGCAGAGACGCGGCACATGGTGTCCAAGTACCTGCGAGATTGCGGCTTCAGTTACCCGGAAATTGCTGACGCTGTGCAAAGAGCAAACCACACCACAAGCGTGTACGCAGTCAGGCGATGCAATGAGTTGATAGAGACCTATCCAGAGTTTGCCAAGAACTACGAGAAATTCATAACGCAATGACCCTACGCAAAGTCAAGAGGATGCTCAACGAGAGCGACGACTTCCTCGTGTTCACACGAACGGACACAGGCGAAGACGTGGCTAACTTTGGAGTGTTCCACAAAGACACCGAGAGCTGGGAGATACTCCTGAACCTCGCCGTCTCGGACTACCACATAAGAGAAACTCTACGCAATGTCCTCAACGCCGCCGATGCTTATCGAGACCAACAAACTCAGGACGAGTCCGAATAACCCACGAGCCATACGGGAGAGCAAGATGGAGCAGCTCATGCGCTCAATCGCCGAAGACCCCGAGCTCGTACACGCCCGTCCCCTCATCGTAAACGAAAATTATGAGGTGATCGCAGGCAACCAAAGGCTACGTGCCTGCATCGCTCTGGGATGGAAGGAGGTGCCCTGTGTCGTCGTCAACTGGGACGAGGCCAAGCAGAAGCGTGCCATGATTAAGGACAACGTGAGCGCAGGGGAATGGGACTGGGACACCCTCGGCAATGAGTGGGAAGCCACAGAGCTTCAAGAGTGGGGCCTTGACATCCCCTTCGAGGCACCAGCCGACGAAGAGCCAACAGAACAACCACAAGAACCAAAGCAATGCAAGCACTGCGAGAAGATGATTCCGTGACAGGAGGTGACACGTTAGAACCAAAAAAGGCAAACATGGTCGAGGCGCTCACTAAAGCGTTGGGCATCGTAAAGATAGCCTGCGAGTCGTGTGGCATCTCAAGGAACACCCACTACCGTTGGCTCAAGGAAGACCCAGCGTACAAGGATGCGTGCGACAACCTGCCTGAAGTAGTGCTGGACTTTGCAGAGCACCACCTCCACAAACTTATCTCACAGGGCAACCCCGCTGCCACCATCTTCTATATGAAGACCAAAGGCAAGGGGCGTGGATATGTCGAGCGCCAAGAGATTGAGGTGGCCGAGAAGAAGCCGCTCTCGTGGTTCGTGTCTGACGATTCAACTGTATCGTGAACGAGCAGACACAGAAAAAGAAGGGCTACAAGAAGAGGCGCAAATTTAAGGCGCTCCTCAACAACCGTGGTATTGAGTGGAGCGAACCCTCACCGGGTCACTTTCGTATAGGTGACATCGTGTACTTCTATCGTGCCAAGAAGTATCAGAAGAATGGCAAGTGGCACGCGTTCACCTCGCACGAGGAATTTTTTAAGAGCTTGTGAGGCAACCCGCCACATACTACCACGTTAAGAAATCGCCTGCCAAGATTCAGGTACACCAAGGAGGCACGCGCTCAGGCAAGACGTACTCCATCCTCACGGCCCTCATCGAGCTGTGCCACCGCAACGAGAACAGCGGGGCAGTGATCACCATCGCCCGCAAGACCTTCCCGGCCATACGCGCCTCGGTCATGCGCGACTTCTTCGAGATACTCGAAAGGGAGGACATCTACAACGTAGAGCTTCACAACAAGAGCGAGGCCACCTACATCCTCTTTGGGAACATGGTGGAGTTCATCTCGGTGGACCAGCCCCAAAAGGTCAGGGGCCGCAAGAGAGACATCCTGTTTGTGAACGAGGCGAACGAGCTCACCCTCGAAGACTGGCGGCAGCTCATGCTCCGCACCACGGGCAGGGCCATCATCGACTACAACCCGTCCGATGAGTTCCACTGGATATACGACCACGTACTGACCCGCGACGATCACGAGTTCTTCCAAACGACGTACCTCGATAACCCGTTTCTGCCCGAGGCAACCGTGGCAGAGATTGAGAGACTGAAGGAGGCAGACCCGGACTACTGGAGGGTGTATGGACTCGGAGAGCGCGGGGTCTCTCGTGCCACCATCCTCACACACTGGAAGCAGGTGCCACAGGTGCCGGAGGGTTGGAAGCTAATGAGCCTTGGCCTTGACTTCGGATACACCAACGACCCCACCGCGATTGTGAAGGTCTACACAGACGGCCACGCCTTCTGCCTCGACGAGGTTTGTTACGCCACCGGGCTCACCAATGCGGCCATAGCTCAGACCCTACGTGAGGCCGACATCGGGAAGACGATGGTGGTGGCAGACTCAGCCGAGCCCAAGAGCATCGACGAGATACACGGCCACGGATTCAACATCCACCCAGCGCGTAAGGGTAGGGACTCGGTGCGCTCCGGGATTGACTTCATGCGCTCCCGTCCGCTACTCATCACCGAGCGCAGCGTCAACGGCATCAAGGAACTACGCAACTACAAGTACAAGGAGGACAAGAACGGGCGCCAACTCAACGAGCCCGTGGACGCCTTCAACCACTTTGTAGACGCCTCACGCTACGCCGTAACGTGGAACCAGACGAACCCCAACTTCGGGCAGTACGCCCTCGGATAACTTCAGGAATCTAACCCTTTCAACTTGTAACAATATGAAGCTGCGCCTACCCGCCTCATACGAAGACCTAACACTGCGCCACCTCATGACCTTGGAAACAACCAAGGACCCCATCAAGCGGGTGCAGGCTGTGACGGGTCTGTCCTTCGCTGAACTGCGCAAGCTACCCCAGCCCCTCATCGTAGAGGCCAACGCGCACCTTGACACCTTGCAGAGGCAAGAGGTGGCACGACACAAGAAAATCTTTGAGCTGGGCGGCAAGACCTACGGCTTCATCCCCAACTGGGACGAGTTCAGCGCAGGCGAGTGGATTGACATGGAGACGTACACCAAGGACTTCTGGCAGACGCCACACAAGGCCATGAGCATCCTGTACAGACCTCTCACCCGGAAGTGGGGGGACGCCTACACCATCGAACCGTACACGGCCAAGGAGGACGCAGACGCTTTCCTCGATATGCCCGCCCCCTTGGTGGCAGGTGCCCTGCTTTTTTTTTGGACTTCCGAGCACAAACAACTGAGCGCTTTGCAGTACTCTTTGACGAGTACGGCGAGGGAGGTGATGAGTTCTCTACAAAGTGGGGCTGGTATCCCGTCCTCTACGCCTTGGCTAATGAAGACGTTCTCAAAATGGATGAGGTCACGAAGCTCTCAGTCGGTCACGCCTTCACCCATCTCGCTTACCTCAAAGACCTCAACTACAAGCGGGA